ATGGCTCTTGAGCCGCACCGAGTAGCGGACTACGAGGTGATAGAAGTCCAGAGCAAGAATGCGAAGGCTTGGCAGGATGCAAAGGGCAAGCGCAACCTTTGTACCCGTAAGGAGTACAACGAGGCACAACGAATATCTGATGCGCTCCTGCGCAACGAGAACGTGCTTGGTCTTATCACAGGCTGCGAGTTTGAAGTACCAAAAATTGGTATGATTGGCGGTCTGCCCTTTAGGGCGAAGGCTGACATCTATGCTGATGGATTCTTGGCTGATTTGAAAACAACAACCGACCTACGAGCATTCCCCTACTCGGCAAAGAAGTACGGCTACGATGTGCAGGCGTTCATCTACACCCGATTGTTCGGAGTGCCGATTGATAAGTTCTTCTTTATCGCTATTGACAAGGCAAGCCTTGACATAGGCATCTACTCCGTGAGTCCTGAGTTTGTGGCAGAGGGAGAACGCAAGACCCTTGAGGCTATTGAAATGTACAAGCAGTTCTTTATCTTAGGGGAGGACTTAGATTCATACACAGTTGTTGGCACGTTATGACCGACATCACTAAATGCAGCGGCACAGACTGCCCCCTGAACACAACCTGCTACCGCTATACTGCTCCGACAGGAATGTATCAATCATTCTTTGTTGGCGTACCCATCAAGAACGGGCAGTGCGAATACTATTGGAATACTAAACTTTAACATCAAACCAATCGTTGCATTTTTTGCAACACCTCAAACACCAACGAGAAATGCAAGATCAATTTATGAGGATAGCGATGGCGCAGCTCCGTAGCACCTACCCCTTCAAGCCCCAACGCAGAGCAGTAGCTGCTCGTATGTGGGTAAAGTACCTTGAGCGCAAAGCGATGGCGCAATGGTTCAAAGACCAAGAGGCTAATTTATGATTAGACCCTTTGTACTTGCGTTCCATAAGCAGAACTCAGGTGTATCACACCACAGGACATTTGCACCCTTGATATGCCACAAGGATGTAGATGTCTTTTTCATTGAAAAGATTACTGACATTGATCCAGAGATATGGCCGAAGGTTACTCACATCTTTGCCTCAAGAGTATTTCCTGTCGAGCCATTTGATGACTTTGTAAAGCTCTGCCGTAAGGAGGGTATCAAGCTAATCGTTGACAATGATGACTGGTGGGTGCTACCCCCTACGCATCCTTTGCTTGGGATTTACTCGGAGCAGATGAGAGAGCGCATCGTGCGATCTATGAAAGCTGCTGATGAGGTATGGGTGACAAACAAGCACCTTGCCTCAAAGGTCAAGAAGTATAATACCAACATCCGAATCATACCAAACGCCATCAGCGTACCAACGTGGCAGGTAGAGAGAGAGCCAAGCGATGAAGTGCGCTTCGGTTATATAGGAGGCAACCACCACGCACTAGACGTAAGGGAATCCACAATCAACCTTGAAGGCTATCAAGGCTATGTCGCAGAGGTGGATGGATACCCCGATATAATGAAGGCAAGCCATAGGCTGCCTACTATGCCACCAACGCATTACCACAAGCTCTACAATTACTTTGACGTGAGCCTTGTGCCTTTAACAACATCAGAGTTTGCCAAGTGCAAGTCGCACCTAAAGATGCTTGAGGCTGGATTTAGTAAGTGCGCTATGATAGTGAGCAACACGCAACCCTATTCACCCTATATCACAAAGGACAACTGCATTGCTATCAACCACCCAAGCGAATGGGCAGGAGCAATCAAGAGGCTAAAAGAAAACCCCAACCAAGTTGCTGACCTAACGGAATCGTTATACGAGTATGTTCAGGACTTCACGATGGATAAGATAAACGAACTACGGTGCTTTACATAGTCACGCCCTGCTCACGCCCAGATAATCTAAGGCGGGTCAAGAGAAACATTCCTGCCTACGCAACGTGGGTAGTAATGATGGACGCAAATTGCGACTTCAAGGAATCAACAGGCGCAAACATAACACACTACTCCACACGCACGGGGGATATGGGTAACCCCTTACGCAATGAGTTCCTTGATCTGTATGCTGATTCATTTACCAAAGAGGATTGGGTGTACTTCTTAGATGATGACAACACCCTGCATCCAAAGTTCCTCACGGAATGGAACAACTTAAACTCCCTTGACTGCTCCATCGTAACGTGGGGTCAAGAGGGAAGGCTTCGCCCTACCGACCAACCAAGAGTCGGCAACATAGATACCGCCTGCTATATGTTCAAGCCCCACGACCTGCCTAACCTACGCTTTGAGATGACGTACGAGGCAGATGGCACCTTTGCTCAAGCAGCATCCGAACAAGGCACACTTATCTGCGTAGAGCAGTATCTTTGTTATTACAACGCATTACGATGAAAGCTTCAAAAGACATAGAAGGGTGGTTCAACCACCAAGCAGCATACGACTACCTCCTTGCCAATATGCCCGAAGACGGCACGTTCGTAGAGTTGGGTGCGTGGCTCGGTAAGTCATCGGCCTACCTATGCGACAAAGCAACATCCCAAAACATCACAATCATTGATTCTTGGAAGGGTTCACCAAACGAACTCACGACCACCCACAAGCTCGCAACGCAGGTAGATATCTATGACCTGTTCTTAGAGAATATGGGTGATCGCAAGTACAATGTAATCAAAGGAGAATCCAAAGTAGCAGCAAAAATGTTTCTTAAAGAATCCCTTGACGTGGTATTCATAGACCTAACCCATACCTATGAGGCGGTAAAGGAGGATATCAAGCTATGGCTACCCAAAGTAAAGAAGGGAGGCTTTATCGCAGGTGATGACTACCACGAGAATTGGAAAGGAGTAATCCAAGCCGTTGATGAACTGCTGCCACACGCTACGTTCATAGATGACTGTTGGATTTACCAAAGGTGAAGAACCATACAAAGGTCTATCTCAAAGGGATGGGCTACTCCACAACTGACTTCATCCCCTGCGAGGTATGTCAAGGCCAAGCCGTAGACATCCACCACATAGAATCTCGTGGAATGGGTGGAAGCAAGCTCGCTGACACCATAGAAAACCTAATGGCTCTATGCCGTAATTGCCACGTTGCCTATGGGGATATCAAAGAATGGAAGGAACGACTTAAAGCAACACACAACCACCACCTATCAAAAAGGGTTATTTAGTAAACATCTAAAAAATGCCAAAAGGAAACCCAAACCTCGTTAAGGGAGGCCCAAGCCTAAACCCAGCAGGCAGACCCGCAGGGATTGCAAACAAAAGCACCAATAAAATCCGTGAGGCCTTTCAGAAACTGATTGAGGAGAACCTTCAGAATATGACCATCTGGTTGACCCAAGTTGCAGCTGATGACCCGAAGGGTGCGCTTGACCTCTTGAACAAGATGGCGGAGTACACGACTCCCAAACTCGCAAGGGTGGAGAACTCACACGAGGTATCGGATGAGCTAACCAAAATAAAAGTAGAGATTGTCCGAGCTAAACATCAAGAGTAGTGAACTCTTTGAGAAGAACTACACCGCACCAACTCGGATAGTAGTCAATCAAGGCGGTAGCCGTTCGGGTAAGACCTACTCGCTTTTGCAGATGCTCATCGTGATGGCGATGGAGGATAGAGGCAAGGTGTACTCCATTGTCCGCAAGTCGCTGCCCTCTTTGAAGATGACGGCCTACCGTGACTTCTTTGAGATTCTAAATGCCAACAATCTTTACGATGAGGCACGGCATAATAAGAGCGACTACACCTACGAGTTGAATGGGAACCTCTTTGAGTTCATCAGCCTTGACCAACCACAAAAGAAACGTGGAGCAAGACGTGACTACCTATTCTGCAACGAGGCAAACGAACTTACTTGGGAGGATTTCTTTCAGCTCTTGATTCGTACCACAGGTAAGATATGGGTTGACTACAACCCCTCTGATGCGTTCCATTGGATTTACGACAAGCTGCTAACGAGGGATGACGTTACCTACATCCAATCCACCTACCTAGACAATCCGTTCTTGGATGCCTCAATCGTGGAGGAGATAGAAAGGCTGCAACATACGGACAATGATTACTGGAGAATCTATGGTCTAGGCGAGAGGGGTATGAGCAGAGCCACCATCTTCCAATACGGGCAGGCAGAGATACCAAGCGATGCCACGCTCTTATGTCACGGGATGGACTTCGGGTACACCAACGACCCAACCGCCCTCGTGGCGGTGTACAAGTCGGGAGACAATCTTTATGTGGATGAGCTTATCTACCGCACAGGTATGACCAACCCCGACATCAGCAACGTATTGAAGTCCCTAAACCTTGACCGACGCACGGAGGTATTTGCTGACTCTGCTGAACCCAAATCTATTGAGGAGCTGCATCGTATGGGATGGAACGTGAAACCCACGCAGAAGGGCGCAGATAGCGTTATAGTGGGTATTGACGTACTGAAGCGACACAAGCTATTTGTAACACCACGAAGCAGCAACCTAATTAAAGAATTGCAAAACTACAAATGGGTAGAAGACAAGAACGGCAACCTGCTCAATAAGCCCATAGACGCATTCAACCACGCCATTGATGCGCTCAGATATGCAACGTATAACAAACTCAGCCGCCCTAACTTTGGCAGGTATGCCATACGCTAAAACTAAAAGGTTATTTTAATACAATGAAACTCTTTGTACCCAACCAGATGAACGAGATAAAACTCGTTGACTACCAAAAGTTCATCCGTCTTGAGGGTGATG